TGGAGTTGTAAAAAATGGTAAGCCTAAAAGAAATTTTAAAAATAAGTGAAGATATTGATTATCAAAAGTACGCTGCTACTAAGCGTGATGTTAAGAAGTTAGAAGCGAAATGTAAAAAAGCAGAAAAGCTTTTGGCTGAAATTGCTAAGGACTTTAAAAGAATACACAACGGTGCTCCGTCAAGTCATACAGTATTGTATAATAACAGATACAAGTTTGAAGATCTAGCAAGAGATGCATCTGTTTTATTTGATGGTTGGTTTACCTTTCTATACGAAGATGGGGATTATATAAAATAAGAATTTATTATGTGCATATTTATAAACAACACAACGAGACTTACACATGAGCTACTATAACGAAGCATTATTAAAGCATATTATGATCAATGTTGCCCAAGAGGGTAAAGATCACTATCAAAAGTTTTTTAATGCAGCCATGAAAAAGTTTGGCATTGATTCGCCAGCCGATCTCAAGTCCGAAGAGGATAAAAAAGAATTCTTCAACTATGTTGATAAAAACTTCAAAGGTAAGAATGAAGAAGTCAACGAAGATGATATGTCCGACGAACAAAAGAAAAAGAGAGAAGAAATCGTAAAGGCTCTGAAGAAGGACAAAGATGATTTCGAAAAGCGTTACGGTGAGCGAGCCATGGATGTCATGTATGCTACCGCAACAAAGCAAGCAATGAAGAAGTAATGTTAAACTTTTCCGGTTACATCACAGAAGCAAAAAATCTACACATGGAACACATTGAGGATGAAGTCTTCAATGAAGGTTCCAAGGGTGTTGATGCGGCTCTATCCTTTCTACAGTCAGTTGCAGAAATGCTTTCTGGTAATTCGAAGGGTAAAGTAAATGTAACCGTAAAGTGGGATGGTGCGCCAGCAGTTTTTGCCGGCATCAATCCAGAGAACGGAAAATTTTTCGTTGCGACAAAATCTATCTTTAACGTAACTCCAAAGTTAAATTACACAAACTCAGATATAGATAAAAATCACGGTGGACAGTTAGCAGACAAGTTAAAACTGTCTCTTAAGCATCTAAAGAAACTTGGAATAGTAGGAATACTACAAGGAGATTTGATGTTCACTGATGATATTTCGACACAAACCATTGGTGGGGAGGAGTGTTATACATTCCAACCCAACACTATTTTATATGCCGTACCAACAGATTCTGAACTCGGCAAAAAGATTAGTAAAGCGAAACTCGGAATAGTCTTTCACACAAAATACAAAGGTAAGACAATTAAAGACTTGTCTGCTTCATTCGACCCGCAAGTTAAAAAACTTGCCCAAACTAGGGATGTTTGGTTCGATGATGCAGACTTTAAAGACACATCAGGAACAGCAACTTTCACAAAGAAAGAAATGTCCGAGATTACTACACTATTGAAGTCTGCTAGTGCAAAGAACAAAAGACTAAGCGGCTTCATAAATTCACTAATTAAGAGAACAGATATTATTTCTGAAATAAAAATCTATGGAAACACACTTGTCAGGCAGGGAGCCAACAAGGGTTCTGCGGAGGGTTTTAAACAATATTTAAACTCTAAAATGCAGAAAGCCATAGATGCGGTTAAGACTGACAGTGCAAAGAGTCGGAAAGAATCTATACGAAAAGAACTACTTGGATTCATAACCAAGAATGCTAAAAAACTGGATTCTGTTTTCGAACTCCATTTTGCACTATCAGAAATAAAAATTAAGTTGGTTCGTAAGTTAGAATCAGTAAAGCAAATCGGAACTTTTCTGAAAACAGATAATGGTTTTAAGGTTACTGCACCAGAAGGTTTTGTTGCAGTAGACAGAATAGGTAATAAGGCATTGAAACTAGTCGATAGACTGGAATTCAGTATGCAGAATTTTAACGCTTCCAAAAACTGGGATAAATAAAAAGGAGATTTTCAAATGGATGCATTTCTAGGAACCGTATGGTGGACAATTTTAGTTTTTGCGGCAGGCGCCCTCGTTGGTGTTCCCGCATGGAATTGGGTACGCAAATTCTTCCCTTGGAACAAGTGACTTCATGAAAAGATTGCAGGACATAATATTTGAAGCAAAGAAAGGTAAGGCTGTAGTCTTCACCTTTGGTCGCTTTCAACCGCCTACAATCGGTCATGAAAAACTTATTCTAAAGGTACAAGAAGTTGCTCGTAAGCATAACGCAGAGCATCGAATTTACCCAAGTCGCTCCTTTGACCCGAAGAAAAATCCTTTGTCTACGAAGGATAAAGTTTCTCTTATGAGAAAACTCTTCAGAGGAGCAAACATCGTAGACGATAAAGATGCAAAAACGGCGTTTCACGTTCTGAAACAACTATCAGATGACGGATACAAAAAAGTAATTCTTGTCGTTGGTGGTGACAGAGTAAAGGACTTCGACGCTCAAGTGAGACGATACATTAAGCACCCTGATAAGAAAAAGTCATTTGAGTTTGACGAATTCAAGGTGGTGAGTGCGGGGGAACGTGACCCCGATGCAACTGATGTCACTGGAATGTCTGCATCTAAGATGAGAGCGTTGGTAGTTGATAATGACTTCGACCAGTTCGTTTTGGGTGTACCAAGACAGGACAAAAGAATTGCAAAGCAAATGTTTACCGCTCTCAAAAAGGGAATGAAACTCAAGGAAGATATCGAATCAGATTGGCAAAAATTATGCCTGCTTGAGGATGTCGGAGATAATGTAACTTTAATCGCTGTAACAAAAAGCGAAGGAGAGACACTATCCCCAACACTCGATAGAGTTTCTAAAGTTTGTAAAAAACTAAAGGTTCCCTTTTATCCAGTGCATACAGACCATGCATTTGTGGCAGACGAAGATTACAATGATGGTATTTTAACAATTCACAACTATGATGGTAGTGGGAAAAAAGTAAACATCAAAGTACATGATACCGTTTGTTTGGTTCGGGGTGGTTCTTTGGTAAATCAATCGGGTGTTGGTTTGGTTAGAACACTTGAGGAGAGTGGTTGTTTCATGGTCAACTCCATCGACTCTATGGAGTTTTGTCACAACAAATTTTCAACCTCCCTTGCATTTAACTTACACGGACTACCATCACCAAGAACGGCTTTAATATCAAACGAAAAATCAATTGACATGGCACACGAACTGGTTGGTGGAAAGTTTCCAACAATCATTAAGACCATTACCGGCGCGGAAGGTATTGGGGTCAGTAGGGTAGAATCGCCCGAATCACTTAAGTCGGTATTGCAGTCTTTGTGGAAGTTTGATGCACAACTGCTTATGCAGGAATACAGAGAAATCGCGTATGATGTCCGAACCCTTGTGTTGGATGGTAAAATTATTGCTTCGGTTCAAAGAATGAAATCCCAAAAGGGAGAGTTCAGAACGAACCATGCACTTGGTAATGAGGTTCGACCATACAAGTTAAACGAAGAGGAAAAGAAACTCGTCCTTAAGGCTGCCAAATTATCTGGCGCCTACTATTGCGGTGTTGACCACATTAAGTCAGGTGGTGAATATTTACTCCTCGAAGTGAACGGTTCGCCCGGTTCTGGAGCAGAACCATATAGGGGATACTTCGATGAACGAGAGGGAGATGATGTGAGTTCGAATGACATGATTGATTATGTCATTAAGTATGTTACCAATAAAGAAAATTGGAAATATCCTGCAACTGAAATCGGAGTAATTGAAAACATTACCGTTGATGGGGTCAAATACAAAGCAAAAATAGACACAGGAAACGGAACTTATAATGCGATACACGCAACAGATATTAGTGAGGACGGTAATTCAGTTTCATTCAAGATGAATGGAAAGACCCTTAAAAAGCCAGTTGTTGGTGAAGTTGTAGTGAACGTCGGAACTGGAGTGAAGGAAAAAAGGTACTTGGTAGAATTCGATGTAAAATTCGGCACAAAAAACTACAAGTCAATCACATTTTCCCTATCAGATAGAACAGACAATCTATACCCCGTCTTGGTGGGTAAAGAGTTTTTAGAGAAAACAAGACATTCGGTGAATGTGACAAAGACATTCTCCTTGTTTGAAAATAAATTGGATGACCATTTTCGAAGAGAAATGGCATAATTACATATATAATTGTAAAGGAGATTATAAATGAATCCATTTAATAGTAGTAAAGTCCGAAAGCAGATGACAGATGCTTTGAATCAGGTTCGAGATGCGAACAAGTTTGAAGTACCTGATGCTGTTACGGACGCAGCCAAGGCTGCCGGTGCTGAATTTAAGGCGTCACCGGACAAGACAAAAGAAACACAAACTAGCATTTACAAAAAGCATTGGGATGGTCTTGAAATGCCTAAGGCAGATGCAGCCACCAGAGATGCTTTCAACTCACTAGCAAACGGAGAAGCATTCTCATGAAATCATTTAAAGATTTGAGAGTACAACTGGATGAGAGTGGTAGTGACACAGAAGTCAGAGTTACTGGTGGCAAAGGCGCACACCGAGTAATCGACGGTGGTCAGTCTACCGACCCAACACGACCAGATGTATTCGAACAAGTACGACAGTATATCGCAAACTTTACATCCAAAAATTACTTTAAGCCAGCAGAAGCAGTTGTTCGAATGAGAGCAGAACTGAATCTGGTTGGAATTGACTTTGATTACACCAACGAAAGTGGTGAAGGTCAATTCCCAATCACCATGAATGGTGGTTCTTATGGGTGGGACATGGAAGAAGGCGACATCACTTCGGGTGATGGTGTTAAAGAAAAACTAGGACACGGAATGGCAATGGATGTTCAGTTTGAACAGATGGAAAATGGATACTATAAGGTTCATGCGAATTTAGTCGATACAGAATGATATAATTCAATGGGTGAAATTTTGACTGATGATAATTATGTGATGTATGCAATGAAACACTATTCCAACCCGTACTGTCGGGGGGTTGAAGAGTTTCAGGAAGATTTGAATCGAATCAAGTATTTAAAAAGACTTATTCGAAGATACATTTCTTCTGGTGAATTGAAAGATAGATTAATACTCAATCACATTATTATCTTTTATAATGTATTTGGAATTGAACCTGCGACTAGAATACTGTTTAGTAGAATAGAAGAGGAATTACATTCAATACTGAAAACCTTTATAGTCTTTATCAATAACCTACCCGAAAAAAATATACCGGAAGCAGAATTAGATAGAATACCACTAGACCAAGATATAGTTCAGTATTTAAGGGAACTAGAATGCCAGCAGGATTAGCAGACACATACATTGCATATAAGTTTATCAAGATGCTTGCATTGCCCTTCGATAAAACTGATGCCTATAAACTAGGTATTATTGACTCAAAAGGCAAGAGGATTAAAACAAAAGAAGCAGATGATGCCGCAAAAAATGCAGGGTTGAAATACACAAACCTGCATAGAATTGTTTTTAATATGAAACGATTGCTTGCAAAATTACCATTCGGAAGAAGTAAGATTGCAGGATTTGCTGCCGCTCTTTGGTTTCTAAAAGAAGAAGCAAGGAGACTCGGAGTGAAAGATGAAACTCTAGTTGAAAGGGCTTTTCTTGATTATACCCAAAGCAAAGGAATCGCATTCGATACATTGAATGAATCTTTTCTTTGCAGTGAGACTATAGAGCCTGGAACTTATGTTCTCAACAAAGAAAAAACAATTATAGTCGAAGAAACACTTAACCCAATAGGAAACATTTTCGGAATACCAGTCTTCAGGCATGGAGATGATGTATTTTCAGAGGAAGATTTAAATGAAAAAACTAACTGATATTCTAGAAGCAAGTCCGCTATTGGGTAAGATGATTAACATGGGCGGTCGTCGTGCTAAAGTCACTTCCATTGCAAAGCAAGGTGATGGTCGATATGATACTGACTACGAAATTCGTTTTCTTGATGACAACACAAAGACAGTGTTGAGTGACCCAATGGTTCGCGCCTTTATGGAATCCGTTGAACTGAATGAGGCAAGAGCAGAGGATTACAAACTCAAAAAGACAAGAAAAGAAGTTGATAAACAAGACGGTGAAGATGACATCACTACTCAGCACTATGATGTTATGTTGAAGGGTAAAAAGGTTGGAACCGCCGAGGAAGATGATTACTATGGATATGTGGATGCAACCAT